AGGACGCAAGGCCAGGCGTTTGGGCGGGTGAAGCCGAGAAAAACGAGATGGCCGGAGACATCATGACCTTCTTCAATAATAACGTTAAGTACGTGAAGATGTGGGAGATAGTCGAGGAGTGGAGTCAGATGCGCGGCATTGATGACTTGACGAACCATGACTTATGTGCCGCTACGGGTTGGTGTATGAGGGCTATAAAGAGCCGGATGCCTGACCTTTACAAGGAGGCTTACCAACCAATAGAGGTGCAAGGAGGTTTTTCGTTTTTCGAAATAGATTGATTGTTTTCAACCATTTATGATAAATTTTCATACATTTGTAGTTGTTTACTTAAATTTGTAAGATATGATACTGCCTCAAATGGCTGGAAACTATTTGTTTCCAAGCGATAATGTGCCGGAGATAGATAAATTAAAGCCAGACTTTGGCTTGCGATGCGGAAGGGCATTGTATTCTCGCTTCTGTACAGGGGGTACTTATTTTTCATACACTCAGCTCCCTGAGATGCAAGAGACCCGAAACTACGGATCAGGCATTCAATCGGTGGAGAAGTATAAGAACTGGTTCACAAACGGGTCACCAATCGGAACCAGGACAAGGTCAAATAACGAGTCAGCTCAGTCAACAAAGGGAATGAATATCGCGCAGAGAAAGGCGATGGCTAACATTAGCTACGACATTTTCTCTCCAATGAAAAAACTAACCAATGTTCTTTTATCGATTCTTTCAGATAACGATTATAAACTTGACTGTGTTTCTCTTGATAAAAACGTCATCAATAAAAAGAAGCGCAACAAGAATGATGTATACGCTAAGGCGAACTTTACCAACCCGCTGATGCGCGAGCTTGGCCTGCCAGAGTTTAAACTTCCGTTTGTGCCAAAGGACGAGACCATGCTAGAAATGGCCGACCGTCTTGGTTTTTTCAAGACAAAGTATGAGGTTGCCTTAGAGAAATTAGCTGAGTCAGGTTTTCGTTCATCTAACTGGGGTTCGATGCGTACCGATATAAATCGTGATGCTATTGATTACCACTTCAGATCTGCAAAGATTTACAACGACCCAATTACAGGACAGGTGAAGGTTAAGTACATTGACCCTGCCCGTCTTATCATGCTCTGGAACGAGGACAATGAGAACGAGCCTGTAGCCATTGGTCACATTGAGATTGAAACCATTCAGTCTATATTCCCAAAGCTGGTTGAGGCTGGCTTTGACGAGAAGCAGATTCAGTCCATGGCAAAGTCTTACGTTCCTTATCAGACAAACGCCTCCATGATTCCTGTGTGGGCCTTTGAAAGAAAGGACGAGACATCAAACCGCTGGGTTTGGATGGACTTCAAGGTTTACGTTTTGAAGTTTGAATACCTTTCCACTGACTACAAGCAGTTTGTTGAGAGAAAAAACAAGCAGGGGTATGCATCATTCCTCCGCAACAACAAGCCTGTAGAGGAAAAGAAAAAGAATCCGAACGACACATACGAAGAGGTTGCCTGCAACTATTGGTACGAGGGTTCATATATCATCTCGGGAACTGGTCTTGACCGAATCTACGAGTGGAAGAAGAAGCCTAACCAGATGCAGAAGGGACTCACGCCGATGAGTTCTTATGTTATCGACCGTATTCCAGGACAGTCACCCACACGTAGCGTGAGAGGATTGCTTGACGACTTAATGTTCGCTATCCTTAAACTTCGTGCTGCCGTATGGGCTGCCGCCCCTAAGGGATACAGAATTGATGTTGGCGAGGCTGCTAACATCAAGATTGGCGGGGTAGAATACGACTTGTTTGACCTTGTACACGTACATCGTCAGAATGGTATTCAAGTTGTTGCCACCAAGTTCAACGCGGCAACAGGAAAATATGTGTCTCAGCCACTGACCGAGATGGACAACGGTTTAGGTCCACAGGGAACTGAATGGATTCAGCAGATTGCCAACTTGCAGATGATGATCAAGGACACCATGGGTATTCCGGACGCAATGGCGGCTAGTCCAGACCAAAGCGCGGAAAGACTTGTTGGCGTAATGGAGCAGGACTACCAAGCCGGTAACCATGCCAACTGGACTCTTCGCGATTCAGAACGTGACTTCAAACGCAAGGTGGGAGAGCGTATCATCCACCAGGCGCGTATAGACATAGAGTACGACTCTAAGATTCGAGAGTTCTACGAAGGTGTAATTGGAAAGAACATGGTTGACTCCTTGGACGATATAGAAGGTCTTTCATTGGACCAACTAGCAATTAGCGTCAAGTCTATTCCAAACGAAAAGGAAAAGAGCGCAATACTTCAAAGGGCTATTCAAATGTCTCAAATTCCAACCACAGACGGTTCGGTTCTGCTTTCCCCATCAAGCGTAGAGCGTGTTGCTCAGTTGCTTAAGAATGGAGATGTTGACGAGGCCCTTTGGTTTATGGCAACCGAAGAAACTGAGGCCCGTGAACGTGAGCAGAAGAATGCCCAGATGATGATGCAGCAGAACATTCAAGGCCAACAGCAGTCTGCTATGATGGCTGAAGAGGCCAAGCGTCAAACCGCTATGCAACTTGCCCAGATCGAAATCATGAAGCAACGCGAGATGGCCAACATGGAGCTTATGAAGGAGCAACAGCTCGCTAAGATTAAGGCTGACGCAAACTACCAAGTACAATTACTGAAGGGCAAGCAAGCGCTTGAAGAGATACAGCTTGAGGCAACCCTTGAGTCGGAACTAGGAAATGAAATAACAGGAAGAGTATAAAACATATGGAAAACAACGAATTAGAAAATCAAAACGAGCAGGTTAACGAACAAGTTAACGAACAAGTAGCCGATCAAGTAAACCAGGCCGATATGCCATGGTTTGCAGCTTATGGTTATGAAAACGAGGACTCCTTTAAAAGTGAGTTCGAGGAGCTAAAAGGATACAAGGAACGCGCTGCTTTCATTGTAAGCAAAGAGGCTGAGATTAACGAAGGTCTTTCTTTGCTGCAAGAAGCAGACGATCCGTTTGGCGGAAATGAAGAGGCGCGTACACTTGTTTCTTTTGGTAAGAAGGGTATCAGCCCTTCTATTGCCAATCAAATCGTTTCTTCAAATCCGGACTCATTAATGGAGGACCCGCTCAAGGCCCTTGTCATTGCTGAGGCGGTAAAGAACCCAGACAAATTCAAGCGTTTAGGCCAATCGACCATCGAGGAGGCTATTCGTGAAAAGTATAACTTAGGTGACGGGGATTATTACGCGACAGCTCTTTTAAAGTCTGATGCTATAGACGCTATAGAAATAATTGAAAAGACTAAGAAAGATGTTGAAACTGTTAAAAATCCTTTTACCTTTGCAAAAGAGCTAAAGAGCCAATCTCAAAGACAGATTGCGGAAAGACAGAATATAGCACTTGCCGAGGCAGAGTCCTACGCCAAGCAGTTAAAAGATGTCCCCTACAAATTCGGCGATACAGAAGTTTCGTTAAAAGTTTCAAACGAAGAGGTCGAATCGATTTTGAAGTCGCAGTATGCTGGCTATTTAGGTCAAGCCTTTGATACTACCACAAAGGAAGGTAAACAAGCGGTACGTGAATGGTTGAAGAACCAAATCCTCATTCATAAGGTTCAGTCTGGGGATCTCGGAGTTCAAATAGCCAAGTCACTTACAGCTCAAACCGAAAAAAAGGTAGTGCGCGAGGTCTACAATGGTCAGCCTAAGACGCCGAACCGTGTAGGCAAAACGTCTGCTGATAGTAAAGGATTAACGCCGGCTCAAAGAGATCTCATGGAGCGAGGCATTCCTTTGCCGTCTCAAACGTTAAAATCATAATTAACTATTAAAAAAAATTTAATAAAATGGCATTTACACAGAGCGCCACTATTAATCCGTTATCGATAAGTTCGGCTAACAATGGTGGTATGACGTATGGTGGCATCCAGAATAACTGGGATGCACTTATGGAAGATTTTGATTCAGTAGCTTACTTGCCTTTTGGCGATGAGTACTGGGACGCGATGAACCAAATCATGAACGCTGTAGGTAACCGCGAAATCGCGAAAAACCCTAAAGTTCGTTGGTTTGAGATGACTCGTATGGAAGCTCCAATCACTGTTACTGCAACTGGCACAGGTCC